CTGATCGTCAGGTCCGGCGGCGGCTTCAGAACCGCCAGTGCCTTCACCACCGTCCGCTTCAGGATCGGCGAGCCCGTCAATTTCAGGATCGGTTTCGAATTCAATGTCTGGCTCTGCGAGATCATCGAGCACCTCGCGGATCGCAGTTCGGATCAGATTCCGGGTATCTCCGACGGTGGGTTGGTCAAAGGCCTGAGGGGCCAGCCGATCCGGCAGCGCCAAGAGGCGGGTTCTCAAAAGCGCGAGCACGGCAATCCAAGCCGCCTCAATCTCATCCGCTGCAATCAGCGAGCGGCGCTTTTCCTCTGCCTCCATCTCGGCAAGATCCGCCCGCGCCCGAATGAAGCGTGCACGTTCAGCCGCATAATCAGGCGCACCGGCCTGCGCCCTTAGCGCCTGATCACGCAAGTACCGGACATAGCCGCGTACAGACCCGATCAAGTCATACTGGCCGCGCTCCGCCTTCGGGATCACACCCTCGCGGCTCAGCTGCTGTATGCGCCGCTCCGAGAGATCCAGAAGCCGCGCGATCACGCCGATGGGCTGTGTGGCTGTCGACATGCGGGCTCCCGAACCTTCGATTAACTATATGGAATCGCGTCTAATTCACTGGATGTGCGGGCCCACTAGAGCGAATCTCAAGGCAGCAGAAAACGCAACTCAGGACGCATTGAGATGAGCCAACGCCCCACTGCCCAAGACGCCTTCATCGCAAAGAAAGCTGCGATCGACGCGATGCTTGCTCGGCTTCAAGCGCTGAGCGACGCGCACTTCAACACCTATCCCGACGAGGTCCATTGGGGGCATGTCGGCAACCTTGATTATTACGCCGAGCTTCTGAAGCGCATCACCGACAGCGCCTTCACCGAAGGCGAACACGCGGAGTAAACCCCATGGAAACCACCAGCATTCGGCTCTCCATCCGGAACCTGCCCGACCATTTTGACCGCACCCGCATTGCCACCGTTCTTGACGAGATCGAACTAGCCCTGCTGGAGGAGCGCGACGTTCACTGCAGCACCTCAGCCGACAGTTTCACCATCACGATCGTGGTGCCAACTCTCCAGCTGTTGGATGTGGCGACATGCTTAAAAGGCATTGGCCTGATCTAACCTCGTGCACCCGCCACTCGGATGGCCTCGAAGAGCCGACGCAGCAAGAATGATCTTGCCAGGCTTACGATTGTGAAGACCCCGCCCATTGCAAGGTTTTGACCCAAGGTCGTCTGCAGTCCGAACACAGGAAAGATCAGGATCTGCGTCACGACGGCGACGCCATAACCGACGATCACGTTGGCGACGGACTCGACCAACGACATGAGGCGGGACTGCTTCATGCGGCCGCGCGCTCTGCCTTCAGCGCGTCGAAGGTGGTGTCGCTGCCCTCAAGCGCCGCCTGTTTGCCGGTGAACTTCTGCCAACGCGCAACCGCCACATCGACGTAAGCCGGGTTCAGTTCGATGCCGTAGCAGACCCGTCCAGTCGTCTCGGCTGCGATCAGTGTTGTGCCCGAGCCCATGAAGGGCTCATAGACCGCCTGCCCGGGGCTCGAGTTGTTCAGGATCGGCCGACGCATGCATTCGACGGGCTTCTGCGTCCCGTGCACGGTCTTTTCGTCCTGATCCTTGTTGGCAATCTGCCAGAGCGTGGTCTGCTTGCGGTCCCCGGCCCAGTGACCCTTGCCAGACTTGCGCACAGCATACCAAGCGGGCTCATGTTGCCAGTGGTAATCACCGCGGCTCAGAACCAAGCGATCCTTGGCCCAGATGATCTGGGACCGGATGGTGAAGCCTGCGACCTCCAAGCTTTCGGCCACTGTCGCTGCATGCAAAGCACCATGCCAGACGTAGGCGACGTCGCCGGGGAAGAGCGCCCAAGCCTCACGCCAGTCGGCACGATCATCATTCAACACCTTGCCAGTGCGCTTGGTCTTGGCCGCGCCCGCCTGGTTGCGCCAGCTCGGATCGTATTCCACACCGTAGGGTGGATCTGTGCACATCAGCAGCGGTTTGACCGTACCGAGCAGGCGCTCGACATCCGTGGCGACCGTGCTGTCGCCGCAGAGCAGCCGGTGGTTGCCGAGGATCCAGAGGTCGCCGGGCCGGCTGATCGGATCCTCGGGAGTTTCCGGCACATCGTCCTCACCCTCCTGCGGACCGGTGCCCTCTTCAAGGCTCGACATCAGAGCGTTCAACTCATCCTCGGTGAAGCCGGTCAGCCCGAGGTCAAAATCCGCCTCGAGCAGGTCGGCCAGTTCGAGATTCAGAAGGTCCTTGTCCCACTCGGCGTTTTCGCTGGAGCGGTTGTCCATGATCCGAAAAGCACGCGCTTGGGACGCAGTCAGCCCCTTGGCGACATGCACCGGCGCGGTCTTGAAGCCGAGCTTGCGGGCCGCTTCCAGCCGCGTGTGCCCAGCGAGAACCACCATCGCCTCGTCGACAACGATAGGCTGGCGCCACCCGAATTCCTGGATCGAGGCCGCGACCGTCGCGATTGCCTGCTCGTTGCGCCGCGGATTGCGCGCATAGGGAATGATCTGCTCGAGCGGCAGGTCGACAACGTCCATGGGAATGTCCTTGAGGATGCTTGATGCGCGAACCAAAGGTCCGCGAAACGAAATGGGGTCGGATCCCCGTTTCGGTTCAGGCGGGTTGTGTCAGACCGTCAGGCCTTTGTTTTCTTGGGGTTCGCTTCGAAGCGAAACGAAACGGGTGTTTTCGGGGGTGTCACTGGGAAACCCTCGGGCCTCGCCCCCCCGAATACGGTTCCAGACAGGAGGGACCCGTTCAATTTCAATGGGTTGCGATCCATGGCATTTACTGCGGAGACGGTTTCCTTGGAAAGACGGTCACCGGTTGCACCACTTCGAACCACCCTTGTCCAGAACGGAAACGGGGAGAGACGTCTTCCCGACGCACTCTCCCCATCATGCCTTTCAGATAGCACGGATTTGTTGCAAATGTCGAAAGGAAAAGTGTTGCAACACTTTATGCAGCTGCAGCATTCAGCCGTGCCGCGATCTTGGTCAGTGCAAGCTTGTGCTGCCGCCACGCGGTACTGCGGTCGACGCCCAAATCGTAGGTGATCTCCTTCCAGGGCCGGCGGGCGGCTCGCCACCAAATCAGGCGACGCTCATCATCCTCCAACCAGATCACCCAATCGAAGGTCTGTTCGAGGCGGGAGATGGCGCTGGAAGAAGGCCAGACCCGCATGGGCTCGGGTTCCATCGCGAGGATCTCTTTTTCCGACCGCACGATCTGCGGCCAGGCGTTGAAGTAGCCCTGCACCCTCACCGGCGGCAGCTTGCGCAGGGTGCGGAACGCCTCCTCGAAATGGTCAGCGACATCATTGGCGGTCCAGATGTGGTCAGCCATGACGCACCTCCCCACGTTGAACACGCTTAACGTAAAGCTTTGTGCCCAGCTGTTCGACCAAGGCGCGCTCTGGCCATGTCAGTCGTTGGTCATTCACGCTCACTGCCAGCACACCCTGTTCGTGCCAGCCATCGCGTTTGACTTCATCGGGCGACCGACGCTGGCCGCCATAGCCTTTTGGGTAGAGCCTCATGCTACACCTCCCCGGCTCTCCAAGGCCCAGTGCAGGATGGCGATGGCATCAGCCTCGTTGTCGTCCGCTGGACTGTAACCGCGCGTACGGGCGGCGGCGATCATAGCCTCTTTTGATGCGTTACCCTTGCCGGTGGCGTGACGTTTGATTGTGCCCACCGGCACGCCCTCATAGGGAATGCCGCGCAACTCAGCCCATGACGTCAAGGTGGCCATCAGGCCCCCGTAGATGTGGCTGGCATCGGTCCCTGCGTGGCGGCGCACTTCCTCGAACCAAATCGCCTTAATCGGACCGGACAGCCGGTCGATTTCTGTCAGCCAGTTGGTGAAGCGCAGATAGCGCATGCCGCCACCATCATAGCGGCCGGGTTTAAAGCTGGCAGTGCCGGTGGTGATCAGGCCGTCATGGCCGCGGATCGCCCAGCCAGTGGTTGTGCCGAGATCAAGAGCCAGGAACGTTCTGGCCAAGGGCGGGGTGATCGGGGTTGCGTCAGGGCTGACGCTCGGGAGGGTCGGGTTAGCCATGTGCGGCCTCCTCTTTTGGTTGGCTGCTCGGGTGGAAGACGACGGCGGTTGATGCTTGGCGGTACCGGCCGCCGTCGTCGGATCAGAATGCAATCCGCACAATGTGGTGGCCCCCGCGATTGGGCCTGACGTAAGGGAGGAGAGGCCAACCCCAGGGGGTGGCCTCCCCATACGTAGTATGGGGGTTCAGCACCTAACTGTTCCTGATCATCCAAAATACTGAAATCATTGAATAAAATGATTTCAAGAAGTCTTCGGCCATGACATAGGCGCCGAGGACATATCATATGGTAACCCATTGATTTTGTTGAGTTCACACATACCGATGTCATATGAGTTAGGCCTCACTCATATGACATGGGTCGTCTTCAGCACCCTCTGGATAGACCCAGACAGTGGGGTTTTCGACCTGCAGAGAGACCCCAGACTGAGGGCATTTGAAGTGGCTTGGCAGGACCGGACGGGTCTCGGTGGTGACCTCCCCGGTGACCGGATCGATATGATCGACGGGCGTGCCGAACTGCATCCCTTCGACACAGAGATAGCCAAATCGCGACCGGGTCATCGGGTAACCAAACTCGGACGGATCGCGCAGAAATTTAACGAAACCTTTGGTCGCCAGCACGCTGAGGCGCTCGCGGATCGTGTGTTTACTGCCCAGACCGCTCTGGTTCTCGAAGCTCTCCGCGAACTGGGTGCCCGTGTAGAGGCGTTCGCTGGCAGCTTCATCGAGTAGCATGCCTAGGATGACGTCGTGCTTGCGCAGGCGTTCGGCATCGAAGCGTGCACCCACTTCCTTCCGCACCAGGCGTTCATTCATCGGGTTCAGTTCGATCCACTCACCGTTGACCTTGTCGATGAGCTTTCCCAGCAGCGCGGGGCCGTTCCTAAGCTCGATTTCTAGCCGACGTGCGCTGTTGTCCTCCTCCGGCCGATGCATAAGAAGCCCTGAGGTGTAGAAACCGCGAAGCGCACTGGCGCCCGAGAGCGCGAGGAAAGGGTCTTCCTTCACCTGTGTCTTCGAAGCTTTCCGGGTGTGGTGGGCGAGAATGATGCCGGCGTCCGGATTGACCGCCTCGCGCAGGGGCTCCACGCGATCCCTTAGGAAGAACATCATGGCGGTATTGTCGTTTTCACCGCCGCCCTCAGGGCCGCCATCAAAGATATTGCGGATCGGGTCGATGACGATGACGTCAGGCCGAGCCTCTGGAAAGGCGGCGTGGATCGCCTCTGCCACGCGGGCGACGCCCTCGGCATCAAGCAGGATTTTCAGCTTTGGCGTAGCGATGAAAGTATCGCGCGCAGCGGCAATCACGGCTGCTGGCAGCGCTATTTGGTGTATGCGCTCGCGCAGGTAATGGTACTGGATTTCGGCCTGCAGGTAGAACACGCGCAGCGGATGGGGCGGCGTGAAGCCGAGAAACGGCACGCCAGCTGCCATATGCACGAGCCAGGAAATCAGGAAATCGCTCTTGCCCACCTTGGGTGCACCACCCAGCACAAGAAGGCCGCCAGGCGTCAGAACACGTGGTGCAATGATGTCCTCGGGCATCGGGCTGGTATCATCCAGCAGTGCGCCGAGACTGAAGGCCGGCAATGGCCCGGCAGGTGTATCCGCACGGGGCAGTCGCAGGAGCGGTGGGCCGTTTCTTTTGACATGTAGCGCCCAGAGACGCTCGGACTCGGCCTGCAGTCGGTCCAGCGGCCAGGACGGGCGCAGCATGGCAGCGTTGTAGCCGCAGATGGCTTCCCAGCCTTCCAGCGGATCCAAGCGGCCTTCATGGACCAGACGAACATAATGTCCGATAGCAGCGCTGGCGCCTTGAAATCGTGACCAGTCGTCAGCAGCGCCCTCCCGGACCGGCGTCGTCAACACGGCCTCTAGTGTGGGTTTGGAGGGCACAGATGTGGTATCGCTCGCGAAGCCCACACCAGGCAGCGGCGGCATTTCGGCGACCCGTTCGGCCAAATCCGAAAGCTCAATCTCGACGTCGCGATGTTCGCGGATCTGCACGAGGCGCTGGTGCCCGTGCTTATGATAAACTGTGCCTGGTACCCGGATCGGCTGGTGCGCTGAGCGAAAATGGGTATCGCCACCAACCTTCACGGCGATGTCGCCCCGCAAACGGCACAGGGTGACGAGGTCCTCGCCCTCCACCGGCTCTGTCAATTTCCACCACACATGAAGCTTGGCCGCCCCTTCAGGCGTGCGGCCGCCACTTTCAATCACGAGGGTGGGCGTTCCGAGGTGGCGGGTAACATGCTCGAGCTTGGCGGGAATGTCGCCAGCATCGAGGTCAACAATAATGGCCTGCATCTGCAGAACATCTGCGGCACGGGCTTGTCCCTGCTCGGCAACTGTGCCCGGGATAACATAGACAGCCGCGCCCTCGCGGTTTGCCCAGGCAGCGAAGGTTGCGAGTTTTTCGGGCGCGGTGTCGTCGGCCGAGATCCAGATGTTATGCGGTTTGCCATCCCGGCCTTGCCCTTTGTCGACAAAGCCCCTCAGCGGGATGAGCCCCTCACACCAGCTATAAACGGTGTCGAGAAACACAGTGATCTGTTCAGGGTCGGGATCGCAGCCAAAGGGGTTCTCGGACGGTGGGCCGTCGTTGAAGTCCATCCAAGGGTTGAAATGCAGGATGCTGTCGTCGCTCATGTAAGCAGCCCCCAGCAGCGCGCAGACCACGGGCAGAAGCGGCACTCGAAGAAGTCGGACGTGGTCGCGATGCGAGGCAGCAACTCGCCCGCATCAGTCGCCTGTAGGATCCGCACGCCGCGGTCGGACATGCGCTGCGCGAGATCCGCGTCGAAGAGCACCAGCTCGTGGTGCAGTTCTGCCGTATCCTTGTTGATCGCTGTGAAGACCGCGGGCGCGGCGCTGATGCCGGGCACGCTCGTTTCCATGTAAGCCTGATAGACAGCAATCTGGGCAGCGTAGACCGGTTTCGACTTGGTCACACCGTCCTTGACGCAGGCCCGCCAGTTCTTCGCATTCATGGTTTTGCATTCCCAGAGCGCGGGGACGGCGAGACCAAAGCCTTCGGGCCCGGCGGCAATGATGCCATCGACATGGCCCCGAATGCGTCCGCCCGCGACCGAGAAGCCGAACTGACCACCATCGGGGCGATTGCCCTTGCGGGTGAAGAGATCAAACCCTGCCTGCCTCAGCCACACGACAGCGAGGTCTTCAAGGACATGCCCGATGGCAAAGATGCGCAGCGACTGGCCACTGAAGTCCTTGCCATCGTCCTTGGGTGTTGCCGTGAGTTCGAACTGCAGTGCGCGTTCACAGGCATGACCGAGGCGGGACCCCCCAAGATAATCGCGGGGCGTCCGCGTGGCCTGATCGGCGGTGAGTGCGCCGTCCACAGCTTCATTGATACGGTCGGCAAAGCTGGGCTTGTGGTTGAAGTCCAAGGTCAAAATGGCACCTCCAGCGCGTTCGCCTTTGCGATGTCGGACATGGCTTCCCGGAAACCTTCGACGGCTTCCTCGATCAGCGAGCGCACCTGCGCCTCGGAGAGATCGGCCAGCGATGTGCCCCAGCCGATCTCGTCCATCAGCAGCGCCACGCGCTTCATGGTGGCTGTGATCGCGGCGCGCTCTTCGTCAGTGAGATCAACCATGGTGAAACGCTCCCTGGCCAATCGCGTCCAATGGAACTGACAGGGCATCGAGCAGAACCAGACCGATGGCCGGGGCCGTCTCGAACGAACCGGGTCGAACCAGCCAAAACCACGGGTGGGTTGCCTGCAGACAGCACACAGCGCCCCACGCGGGTGCCAGAGCTTGCGCCGCTCCTCGGCGCTGATGATGGCGGAGACCGTCATGGATCATGCCGCCCTCCGTTCCGGGGCTGCCGCGCTATTGATCAGCTGGCTGATGCCCTGCTTGTTGAAACCGAAGGTCATAAGCGCCGAGGCGCGATAGCGCGTCAGGCCAAAGTCATGTCGGCATTCGGGCGGCAGGTATTTCAGCTGCTTTTCAGTCGGGGGCTGCCCCAGCCAGCCGCGCGTCTTGAAGGCGCTCTCATCGGTTTCGTGGGTGTTCAGCCAGTCATCCGCCTGAGCCAGGCACACAGTGCGCTCGCCGATGCCAAGAAGATGCGGACGCACGCCCTTGGCCCCACCGATCGCGTACCAGACACCATTTTTCCAGAAGATGCCGCCCCAGCCATTGAAGCCTGCCGCCATCAATGCGTCGTCGGTTCCGAAGAGATCGACCCAAGCGAAGCTCGAGCGCTCCAAGAGGTCAATTTCGGTCATCATGAAGCCTGACAAAGGCGCAGCAGCGTTGCCTTCGCCGGCCCCCTCCTCCTCACGTGGGAAGGCCTCACCGCAGAGCGGGCATTCCGTGGAAGCGAGAGGAATGTCCGCCTCACAACAGGGGCAGGTCTTGGTGGGCGCGTCGCCACCCTCTGTCCTGCCCTCGAGATCGACGTCCTGTTCCAGTGTGCCGTGGATCAGGCTCGAAGTCCCGAAATCCAGCACGATGCAGTCGG